ACCGCCACCTGCGGATGGTATGCCACTAAATCCACCACCTCCACCAGTTCCACCGCCAGCACCGCCAAAAGGACTAATCTTTTGAATATCTGATCCAACTTTTATTAAGTTAAGACCATCAATTACTTTGTTAATTCCTGCAATGACGAAATTTAAAACTGGTGTAATTGCTCCAACAATAGATCCGAAAGCGTCAATGATTGCTGAGGCTGCTTTAGCACCGACATCTAATAAGAAACCAAATATCTTTTCAACTATTGGAAATACAACAGTTCTAAGCAAAGTTGCAAACTCAGTAAAATTATCTCTATTGCGATCAATAGCATCTTTGACTACATCAAAGGCATCTTTGAATTTGTTGATAATTGGAACGCCATAAACAATTACATACTCAATCAGTTGCTCAATAACAGGAAGCAAGGCTGTTCCAACAGCTTCTTTTGCTTCATTGAAACCATTCCTCAATACTTCAATGCGACCTTGAAAAGTTTGAGCATTACGGGCAGCAGCACCGCCAAATAGATCTGACAATTTTGTTTGGATTTGCTCAAATGACAATGTTGCAAGTTCGGCTTTAGATAATCCAAGTCCAAGTCTGCCAAGTGATGTTGTGTTACCATCCTGTGCTTTACCCAGAGCATTAGCAACTGTTTCTAAATCTTTGCCAGAGCCTTTGCTTACATCTAAAGCAATTGCTAATAATTCTTGAGCCTTACCTGTATCTTTTGTGCTTAAAGCCAATCTCTGCAATGCTGGTCTAAGTTCATCATCTGCAACGCCTGTGGCTAGAGATGTCTTGCTTATGTAATCCTCAGTAGCAGCAATCTGCGCATCGGTGGCACCTGTGGCAGCTCTTAAAGCACTCGCTAATCTAAGTTGTGCAGCTTCATCTTCGATGGCTGCTTTAACACCATCTACACCAAGTTTGACTGCGTAGGCAGCGGCAGCAGCAGCAGCGATTGCAAAAGCAGCAGCAGCTTTCTTTCCAAACTCTGACATCTTGCTCGAGTTTTGCGCAACGGCAGAATCAGCATCGCCTAGTTTCTTTTTTAAGTCATCAACATCGGCAAGGATTGATAACTTTAAGGTGCGACTATCGCTTGCCATTATACCCATTCCTTAATAATGCGACTGAAAGCCTCTTGCCATTTGTTAATCAATTCAGGCTGAACTCTGCGAAGGGTCGGATAGATAAACCATCCACGCGAACCTCTGCCTTGCCTTCCTGAATATGCAGGAAACTGTTTGAACTTATTACTACCAAACTCAACACCACCCCATAGGGTTTGCGTTGTAGCACCACCTGAAAATTTCTGTCGTGCGAAACCATATCGGAACTCACCGATTTTGCTCGACTTTGAGATGCTAACTCCATCCGCAACTCTTTGCGCAACCTTGCCTGATTTTGTTCTGCCTCTAGCTGTGATCTTAATTTGTTCAGCTGCGTAAGTCGCCAAAGCAGAAGATTGAGTGCGTGCTTCTTCGGTCGCTTGTTCATCCATAAGTTTGAACGCTTTGTAAAGATCGCGGAGATCAGATTTGTTGTATGCAATTGTTTCACTTGCCATACCTCGCCTCCAATACTTCTATCGCTGTATATATATCATCTGCATCAACCCATTCACTCATTGGTATATGAGTTGCTAATGCCAACTCAACCAATAATCTGTTTAGGCTTCCTGCTGCGTGGCTTTTGGGTTTGCATCACCGACTATTACATCAGTAACTGTTTCCATCCAAATATCATAAGGTTTAACAGGCTTTCCAGCTGCTTCACGCTTATGAGCATGATATGCAAGAAACATTAGATCGGATATACCCATTTTGTCTTGGGCTTGACCAATTGTGTTTCCTGTTTGCTTTTCCCACTTCGCCCACTCAGGCGGTTGGGCAATATATGTTGCTTGCTCGCCTGAGCTGTATTCAATTGTTATTGGTAACTTCATTTGTTTGCTCCCGTTTTTTTCTTATAGTGATTCTGTTACTGCGCCCTTAGATACTTTGAAAGTAAATGTTGCAGTCTGTGCATCTGCGCCTGTTCCGCCAACTGGTGCTGGATAAGCTGGTAGGCAATCGAACGCAAAAGTGTGTCCTGATGTTACAGTCATTGTAACTGTAAAAGTTGAATCAGGTGTGTTATCTGCTGCTGCCCATAGTGCCTCACATACTGAACTTGTCTTGCCCCAGTCTGCAAGAATTTCCATTGTGAATTCTGCTTCCTGATTTGTAACTTTATATGCCTCACCATCAAGTGTCTGATAAACTTGACGATCTAGTGTTTTTGTTAAAGTCGCTGAAAGTGCTTGTGCATCAATGTCTGTTCCGAGTGAACCTGAAAAAGACAGCGATACATCGCGACCTGTAATTACTTGGGTTGCCATGATTACTCCTTAGATTGTTCTTGTGTAGTAGGTAGAAACTCGAACATCTGCAATTAGCAGCGTTGATGCTCCAACTGTTGTTACTGTTGGTCTTTCGACCGAACTGACAATATATCCTGTTGGAATTACTGCCAGAACACTTATTATTAATTGCTCGATATTGTCGAGCGATGCTGGATTGCTATTGTAAGCAACTGCAACTGTGATGGTCATGTTAATTTTAGCGCGAATGTTTGCTTTGCTTATTGTTTCAAATTCAAGATATGGTGAATCTGGAACGCACACCACAGCTGGAGGAACTACGGACTCTGGAACGAAGGCATAGACATTTCCTGCAACACTTGATAAAGCAGTTGCTAAAGGTGTTCTAACTTGTTCAAGAATCGTTTGGTTAGGCATTTATTGACACATGCTTTCGGTATCCATGTAACTGCCCAACAAGCCCACGCAGGTGTTGAAAAGTGATCTGCCCATTTTGAACGGCGTAACGGCAAAATCGACACCCTCTATTTGTCCTCCGCTTGAAAGTCTTGCTTGGAAGACATTGACTGAAACTGTATAGACAGCTGATTGAACAGCTGAGTTTCCAACATAAGTTGATCCGCCAGAAAGGGCAGCAACTCCTGATGGGATGACATTAGCCTCGAGTAAATCGGCATTAGTGATCGATTGCGAAAAGGTATATTGTCCAAGATTATCTGCCAAGACAACTCTTGTTCCGTTGTATGGTGATCCGCATCCTGTGATGATGACTGATTGTCCTTCGGTGAATTCATGTATTCCTAGTGTAGTGAAAGTAGCGACATTATCTGTCAGCGATACCTTCTCGATTGGTGCTTTGAATGTAACTAACATTGGCAGAATAACTGTTTCTGCTGTGTCAATAATTTGATTTAGATAAGAATCAGAATACAAGGATGATGACACACCAAGCACAGATCTCAACTCGGAAGCTGTAATTATGGTTGGCATGTCATCTCCTTACTCCCATTAATGGATGCCTGTGATCGGGAGCAACCACAGGCACTCAGTTAAATTACGCTACTGTTAAATAACGGAATGCAGTTGGGAAGCGGTTCACTACGGCTACATAACCATAAAGACCGATCTCAATGCGTCCATTAGCAACCAAGTTAGCACGAAGTTCAATAGTGCCACTCTCGTGGAATCGCATTGCTGCTGATGGATAAACTAATCCATACTTAGCACCTGCATCGTTGCCTGTGTAGTTAGGATCAACTACTAATGAAAGACCAGCAACTGTTCCAGCTGTTGAGCCTTGTGAAATTAATCCGCCAGCATTTTGTGGAGCTGCTGCTGCGAATAGTGGACGCTGTGATCCGTCAACTGCGCCAAGCAATCCAGCGAAATCGATATCATTTTGTCCACCTGAAGGAGCAACCAATAGGCGGTTTGGTGTAAAGCGCATAACGCCATAAGAATCTGCAATTCCATCAGCGATGGCTTTGTAGATAGATGATCCAGTTGAACCAATTGAGTTTTGTGCTGCAATGTTTGCTGCATAAGCATCTGTCTTTTGTGCATAAGATGCTGCTAACTCACGAACTAATAGATCAGCGAAAGATGGGTCTGAACGATCAAATAATTCAACATTGACTACATTTGCGCCTGCAAACTTAACAATATTGTCTTCTT